GCATACAAAGTTATTAGTTAATCTTAATACTGCAAACATAATCAACCATGCTCATAATGGAAATGTTGGAATATACGAAGACGTGGTAACTAATCAATCTGTAGTAAAACATGCAGGAAAAAATACGATATACTTCGATGGAAACGGTAATCAAAAATTAATGAATGACTCCGGCCTTCCTCAAAGAGACGTCGGTAAAATGCTAATAACAGATTTCACGATGGAAATGTATGTAAGAGTTGCGGGTGCTAATAGCACTAATAATGATCAACAAATATATGATATGAGAGACGGTAGCAGTACGGGGCAATTTGTTTGGTACTACTCTCACTCTCAAGGCAAGATTCATTTGAATTATCTTTCAGACACTAATGTTAACGCTAACTTTAATGCAAGTTATAATACATGGTATCATGTAGCACTAGTCAGACATAACTTCTACATTAGAGTCTATGTAGACGGTGTTCAAATAAATGAAGACGCAAATTCTACTTCAATAGAAGTATTTTATGCGCACGTAGGTAAAAGATATACTTCAGGTCCTAATTCTTTCAATGGGCACATATATAATTTAAGATATTCAGGTGGAGATGGTTATCAAGGACAACAAGGTGCAAGATATCCTTGGCAACCCATAGCACAAACACTTACAGCTACTAATTCAACAAGAGCAGATGCAACAGTCACGGCATCTAATACAAAATTATTAATCGGCCATGCCGCCACAATAGTAGATGGAAGTTCAGTTGGAGCAACTATTTCTAATAATGGATCTGTTACAGTAGAATCTACAATAGTTCCTGCTTCTGGTATGAAAGCAGTAAGTTTTAATGGATCAAATCAATGGTTACATACTCCAGCTAATACCACAAACTATCAAGTAGGAACCGGACAGTTCATGATAGAAGCTTACATATATGTAAAGGCCGATTCCCAAGGAGCGGTTTTTTATCTTGACAACAGTGGGACAGATGTCCTTGGTGTGTTTTATTATCCTACAAATGAATGTATTGGAGTTTATGATTCTGGTTGGCTTACAGGCAACGCTAACTCTTATCCAAACAGAGAAAACATTCGTTTGTATAGATGGTGTCACATAGCATTATGCAGAGACGCGTCTCACATGCGTTTGTTTGTAAATGGAAAGATGTGCTACAAAGCTACCAACACAACAAACTATGCGAACAACGGGATATCAATAGGTAGAAGAGGAAATGGTGGTGCTGGTGATAACTATTTTACTGGTCATCTTTCAAATGTTAGATTTGTAAAAGGAGAATCGGTGTATACTGAAACATTCACACCACCAACAACAGAATTGGAAGGATAAAAAAATGGCAGCAGCTAAAAAATTAGAAGTAGAATCTAAATACAACGTCATGGATGCTAATCAAGATGGTATCGTTTCTGATGCTGAAATTGATAACTGGCAGCAAAGTGAAGAAGTAAAAAGACTTAATAGAAAACAGTTACATCAGAGAAACATGGCATGGACCGCTTTAGTTTCAATGCTATTATTTACAGCGATAATGTTTACACCTATCGTACCTGATGAAAGAATAAAACTTTTGACTGATATATCAAACCTATTTTATTTAGCACAGGCTGGTATCGTCGGTGCATTTATGGGTTTTGCTGCTTTTGATAAGTCAGGTATGAAAGGTAAGTAAAATGGTCAGTCGCTCATTTCACATGGCAAAAATATTAGGGTCTGATAATGACATCAAGAAAGATGCGCTTGATAGTGCTGCACAAGCTACTGGAACGTCTGCAGTCGATAGTGCTTTTGCTCTACCAGCAACAGGAGAAATTGGTGAACAGGCCTTTGTATCTGCAACTAATACATTATACATGTGGAATGGATCAGGTTGGTACAAGATTGCATTAGTTAACAACGCTCCTTTCTGGGATTCAGTAGGAGAACCAGCTGGTTCATTTGTTTTAGCATTAGATGGAACACCAACGTCGGTTACAGTGTTAGCTCAAGACTCTGAAGGATTACCTTTGACATATACTTATCAAACTGGTGGAGCGATGACAACTATGGCTTCCATATCTCAGGGTGGAGCTGGAAATAGAACTTTTACTATAACACCAGATAGTGTAGGAGCAGTTGGTCCAGGACTATCAACTGGTACAATGACTTTTCGTGCAAGTGATGGTATCAATGTACTATCTAAACAGTCTACTTTCACGATCAATTTTGTATTTCCACATAAGTCTTCGAGAGCTAGAGGTCACCTGTATGTAGCTAATTATCAAGCTGGTAAAGATAATCAAACAAATTGGGATAGAGATATTAAAGACTCAGGCAGCTCGCCATGGGGACCAGGTAATATGCGAATTGGAGATGCCGATACAAACTCCACTAACAACGTAATCGAAAAAAACCGTCCTAGAGAAGGTATCATGAGAATTGGTACTTCTCCTTACCAACCAAGAGGATTTTCTTGGACTTTTAGTACTTACTATCTAGGAAGAATGATGGTAAGAAATAAAGATACTTCATCTTTAGTATTGCCTCAATCAGGCAACTGGACGTTGGAAGGTTGGTGTATGATTTATTCTTATGGACAAGCTAGTAATAACTATTCTTCTGTTCAGGTAAATGATCATGGTATAGTTACAACAGAAAACTATGATAATACTGGTGGTGGAATGGCATTAGTGGTAAATGTCGCTAATAAGAAAGTTAATCTCAGAGTCTCAACAGGATCGACCGAGTCAGTATTGATAACTGGAGTTAATGAAATTTGCAGAAGAAATCCTTCTGGATATACATGGGGTGCAACTGAAGCTCCTTGGTTTCATTGGGCTATAGTTAATAATGGTGGTACAATAAAATTATATACGAATGGAAGATTAGAAGGTAGTGCATCTCAGCCATATGATTTCAATACTACCTCTGGAGATTTGATGTTTGGATGTACAAAATATGCTGCCAATCTCCAACCACAAATTGGTCAAAGTAGTAGTAATGACATGGAAATACTTCCAGGTTATCTAACTGATATGAGATTAGTTAAATCTGCAGTATATACCTCAGAATTTTCTCCACCTTCACAATTCTTAGACACCATTGCAAATACAACTCTTCATATATCAGCTAAGAGAGCTCCATTATTAGATGTCAGCACTATTGAACATACAGTTGAATATTTTGGTGGATATGTAAGTAATAGTAGTACCATTACTGGTACAAATCATCCTTATATGGGTAGTTCTCAAAACTACACTCCTTACGATCATTTAACATATGATCCCGCAGTTCACGGTGGCTCATATTTTAGAAGAGCCGCAGGACATGAAGGCGCTATGAGATTTATTGGTTCGGCCATGACCTTTACTGCAGATTTTTCAGTGTCTTTTTGGTATAAAATGGAAAATTTTGGATACTTAGGTGATGATTCTGGAGTAATAGCGATGGGTGACGGTACAGGAGTAAATGACTTTGACCAGCTTAGTCTTTTATGGTATGAAACCTCTAATGTGTATTATTATAGAACCAGAGTAGGCGGTAACGGTGTAAATCGAACTAGTTTTGGTCCAGCCATACTAAATCAATGGGCTTACGTCTGTATACAAAGATCTGGTAGTACAGTGACATTCCATATTAATGGTAAATTATTAAGTTCAGAAACAAACAGCAATAGTTTAAATTGTAATTACCTTGGCTGGGGCTATCATGGTGGTACTACACAATCTAACTACAATAACGGAAGATTTTACATGTGTGACCTTCATGTATTAAACGGATCAACTCTTCCAAGCACAGCTCCACCTGCAGAATTGAGAGAAACAGGTGCCGCGGTTCATCACTTAAAAGGAGATGATCAAGCGTATTATAGTGCTACACATGATCATCATTGGTCAGATCATCTTGATTACTATATGGCGTACAGTGGTACTAGTGCAGGACAAATCCAAGTATTAAATGACAGCCCTCCAGGTTTCAGTAAATATCACTCTATTGATTTTCCTGGATCCGGATCTGGATCAAGCGGTAACTTTAATGGTGGTCTTCGAACAGATCCTCCTAATAGAGAACAAAGAATTGGTGATTCATGGAGTGGTAATTCCGTAAGAAAAGGAGCTTTAACTGTATCTTTTTGGTTTAAAGCAGGAGACGTAAGCGGAACACAATATCTTTATTATGCCGGAGAGTCCGGAGGTGACTGGTTAGACGCTGGATTAGCAATATATCTAAGTGGTAGTACACTGTATCTTAAGGTTAATACTGAGGACACTGTTACGAGTGGACAGATAACTAAAACTGGAATATCAGCAGGAACATGGTATCATGTAGCGGCCACAGTAGGAAATTTAGGTGGTGTTACTTTTCATGTTGATGGAGTTTTACAGGGAAGATTCGAGATTACTAATAGAGCTCTAGATGGTAGTGATTTTCCTAAGAAAAGCGGTTATGTATTTTTAGGATGTACAGGTGAATCATCACCAGGTAGTTTTTATAATGGACAACTTGCCGATATTAATGCTACTGGTAAAGCACAATATCCACAGGACATGAATCCAACTACTCTTACAAAAACTAACTCAACGTCGCATGAAACAGTTACAGCATCAAACGTTAAACTACTTGCCGCTAACGGAGCTTCTGTAACTACTGAAGGAACTGGAAACGGTACTCACACCATTACAGCAATTGGTAGTCCGACATTATCTAATTTTGGTCCTGCAGGTGCACCTGGTTCTTGGAAATCAATATATTTTGACGGAACCAACGACGGACTTTCTGTCTCAGCATCGGCTGATTGGCAGTTTGCTTCTGGAGATGATTTTTGTATTGAGTTTTGGTGGTGGTGTGAAGCGTGGCAAGGATCAGGAAATACTTCTTTCTTTAACGTAGGAAATAGTTATGGTTCCGGAGATTTTCAACTTTATAGAAGAGGAGCTGACAGTCAGATTAAAGTGTGGAATGGTTCTAGTGCTATTCTCAATACACCTACTGGCGCCGCTGATTTAATTGATAGTTATTGGCCAGCTATAAACAATTGGAATCATCTTGCACTTACTCGAAAAAGTGGAAAGATCATATTGTGGTATAACGGAGCACCTTCGCAAGTGGGAGATATAACTAGTAACACCGATACTCTTAATGGTGGAACAGGAAACGTATTATATATTGGTCAAGCTATTAATGGACAGGAAAGATTTAAAGGATACATATCACAGTTTAGGTGGGTTAAAGGCGATTGTGTATATGAAGAAAATTTCACTGTACCTGGAGAATCATTATATTTCTAAGATAACATTTTTGTAACACTATTAAATTATTTTTTAAAAAATCACAATTTAATAGTTTACAAATACTGCGTTTTTATATATAATATTACTAAGAAACAATAATCAGTAAATAAAGAAGGGACATGCGATGCAAACAGCGTTTGTTGATACAAGGAAGCTTTTGTCCGAAGCTAAGTTTTATGATGGCTATTCGAGATTCAATGATGAGTTAGAAAGATATGAGACTTGGGATGAAGCAGTAGACAGAGTAATGAGTATGCACGAAGGGTTTTACTCATCCAAAATGAATAAAATAACAGAGTACGTAGAAGAAGCAAGAGATGCCTATAAACAACAATACGTGTTAGGTGCACAAAGAGCTCTACAGTTTGGTGGAGAGCAGATATTAAAACATCAGATGAGAATGTACAACTGTACGTCTTCTTATGCTGATAGACCAGAATTCTTTGGGGAAGTATTTTATATTCTCCTTTGTGGTGCAGGTGCTGGATTCTCAGTGCAGAAACATCACGTAAAAAAATTACCAAAGATACAAGCAAGATCAAAACAACCAAAGACACACGTGGTAGATGACTCAATTGAAGGTTGGGCTACCGCTGTAGATGTTTTATTATCATCATATTTTGTAAATGGCGGTAAGCATCCAGAGTATGCAGGACGTAGAGTATACTTTGATTTATCACAAATAAGACCAAAGGGTGCAAAAATATCTGGTGGATTTAAAGCTCCAGGACCAGATGGATTAAGACTTGCACTTGATAAGATCGAACATTTGTTACAAGCAGAAATTATTGATACTAAAGATCCTAAGAAATTAAGACCGATTCAGGTGTATGATATTGTCATGTACACAGCTGATGCTGTGTTAAGTGGCGGTGTACGTAGATCTGCAACAATTTGTCTTTTTTCGCCTGATGATGAAGAGATGATGAATGCAAAGACCGGTAACTGGTTTATGGATAATCCACAAAGAGGAAGATCAAATAACTCAGCAGTTATAGTAAGAGATGAATCTTCACCAGAAGAGTTTAATAAACTTATGCAGAGTGTTAGAGAGTTTGGTGAGCCAGGTTTTGTATTTGTAAACTCAAAAGAACATACAACTAATCCATGTGTTGAGATCGGAATGTTTCCACAGATTAAAGGAAAGTCTGGTTGGCAAGGTTGTAACTTAACAGAAATAAACGGCGGTAAGTGTACATCAAAAGAAGAGTTCTTTAAAGCTTGTAGAGCTGCTTCAATACTTGGAACACTTCAAGCTGGATATACAGACTTTAAATTTCTAGGTGATACAAGTAAAAAGATCTTTGATAGAGAAGCACTCATTGGAGCATCTATTACAGGTTGGATGAATAACCCAGACGTATTATTTGATGCAGAGGTATTAGAAGAAGGAGCTCGAATTGTTAAAGAAGTTAATAGAGAGGTTGCGGAAGCTATTGGAATCAATCCTGCGGCCAGGACCACGTGTGTAAAACCTTCAGGAAATGCTTCAGTGTTATTACAAACTGGATCAGGTATACATGCAGAACATTCTGAAATGTATATCAGAAACGTACAAATGACAAAAGATTCAGAAGTTACTGCGGCTATTAAAGCTTCTAATCCTTTCATGGTTGAAGATTCCGTATGGTCAGCAACTGGATCAGATGTTGTTGTTTCATTTCCTATTCTTCCAAAAGAAGGTTCAATATTTAAAGATGAACTATTAGGTGTAGATCATTTAGAAAAAGTAAAGTTAGCTCAGAAGCACTGGGTTGAAGCTGGTACGAATGTTGAACTATGTGCAGATGAAGGAGTAAGACATAACGTTTCTAATACAATCATAGTTGATGATTGGGATAAAGTTGAAAAGTATGTTTTTGAAAATAGAAACTCTTTTGCTGGAATATCTTTTCTACCAATGACTGGTGACAAAGACTATAACCAAGCTCCAAACACTGCAGTTATTTCTGCCAAAGAAATGGTTAAGAAGTATGACACTGCTGCTATATTTGCTTCAGGATTAGTAGTTGATGGATTAGATGCGTTTCCAAATCTATGGCAGGCATGTGCGACTGCTCAAGGAATGGGAGATGATCTTTCTCTTGAAACATCTGATAATGCTATTAAGAAAGATTGGGTTCGTAGATTCAATTCTTTTGCAGAGAATTATTTAGATGGTGATGTTAAAAAGGCAGAGTACTGTCTAAAAGATTCTTATCTATTACATAAGTGGAATAAAATCAATAAGAACTTTAAACCAATATCTTGGGAAGAAGATCTTACTGAAAAGAAATACACTGAAGTTGATACTTTAGGTGCTGCTGCATGTGCTGGTGGTGGTTGTGAAATTGATTTCTAATGACCAAAATAAAGGTATACTTTATTGAGTGTGAGTACTGTGAAGCCGAATCGCACATAACTTCACAGTACGAACCACAGTATTGTCCTAGTTGTTCCACTGAAATAAATGCAGAATATGTTAAGGATGTTGACGAGGAAGATTGATAATATATAATATTATGTGGTATTATGAAGATAAGATATTTGATCCTGAAGAACATTCATATGACAACTATGCTGGATTTGTTTACATCATAACAGATCTATCCAATCACAAAAAATATGTTGGAAAGAAACTCTTTTGGAAGATTCATAAACTTCGTCCGTTAAAAGGCAAAGTGAATAAACGTCATTCTAAGAGAGATTCTGACTGGCGAGATTATTTTGGATCAAATGATGAAGTAAAACTACTTGTAGAACAGAACGGTAGAGAAAGATTTAAAAGAGAAATAATAAGACTTTGCAAAACTAAAGGTGAGATGACGTACTTTGAGATGAAAGAACAAATCGATAGAAAAGTTTTATTTGACGATAAATACTATAACGAGTTTATTGGTGGAAAGATACACTCAAAACATCTTAAAGGAATAGAAAATGCATGAATATAAAGCAAAAGTAATTAAAGTCGTCGATGGT